CCAGTTTAAGTTTACAGTTGGTTCTCATACTTATTTTTATAGAGAGTCAGACAATACTTATGTCAAAAATGCGACAGTTAATAATCAACTCACTTTTTTTAAAGATGACATTAATAAATGGATTACACATGAAGTTAGCAATATACCAGTTGATGATGCATCTGATGACAACGATTCAAACACAAATACAACAATGATTTTACAAATGTCAAAATTATCAAGCAACATTGAAGATGGTTTTAATGGTATTTATTTTGATGATGTATATTTTGCTTTTGAACCTTCAAGCCAAAACAACATTGTTTACAATCGTGAGGTATCTGATTCGTTTACAGGCAAAATTAATTTTGATTTTGATTATACCGGACATAATACAGCAAAGGCTTATTTTAGGCCAAGAGACAACAACCCAAGTACTTACAAGCAACTCAATGAAATAACTTCACAACAAATTTTAAATGACAATCGTTCTAAAGTTACCAGTTTTGAAGGCACATTCAGAAACAGAAAAAGTGATGGCGACCCAGTTGGATTTGAAAGTAAAGTGTTTGTAACTTTTTCAACACAGGCATCACAATTTGCGCCAGTATCGGGTATAATTGACCAAATGACTTACAGTGTAAAATCAAATCGTTATAAATTAAAATTTAGATTACCAAACCAAGACAACGACAAAACCAACACCCTGACAATCAAAGAAGATTAAAGTTTTTTTTAATAAATTGTAGTTTTTTAAAAATATAATTGTAATATTGTGTAAAATTATAATTATGCAAGAAATCAATTATAGTGCTTTTAAAATTTATTTTGGGCACGAAATGAAACGTCTTGGTCTAAACAGAGGGGATATTTGTGAACTACTAGAAATGTCAAGACCAACGTTAAACACACGATTAATGAACCCCTCAACTTTACAGGTAAAAGAAATCAAAACATTAAAAGACAAAGGATTTATTTTGCCAATTGAACTATTAGAAAATTAAACATGGAAATAAACACTTTTAAAACATTAAATCAAATAAACGTTGACGATAAAACAGAAAAAAAAGGCAACCTTGATTATTTGCCTTGGGCTGATGCTTGGACTATTTTATCTAATAATTTTACAGACATTAATTATTCTGTAATAAAAAGCAATGATGGATGTAATTACCATCATGATGGCAAAACTGCCTGGGTTGAAACTATGGTCTCTGTAAATGGCAAAGATTTGCCCGAACAGTTGCCGATTATGGATAATAGAAATAAATCAATATTATTGGAAAACATCACTTCATTTGAAGTTAATAAAGCAATCAAACGTTGTTTTTCTAAAAACATTGCTTTGCATGGACTAGGACTTTATTTGTGGACTAAATCAGGGCCACAAAAAGAAATGTTAACTGATTATCAATTCAGGGCTTTATTAGAAAAGGGCACAACAACCCAAGCCAAAACAGTTTTACAAAAATGGGATGCAACACCAGAACAGTTGCGAAAAATTAAAGATAAATTTAATATATAAAAATGAGTGAAATAAATACAAACAATCAAAAGGTTTATGTCGGTAGTGGCAAAATCATCAATGGCCAATATGGTGCATTCAGAAATATAACTTTAAAGTTAGACGATTTAAAACCATATATTTATAAGTATAATGGTAAAAATTTAATTAACCTTACAGTTAGTGATAAAAGAGAAACAGACCAGTTTGGAAAAAATGTTTCTGTTACAATCAATGATTTTAAGCCAGATGAAAATAAGTCAACTAAGGTTGACAATTCAAACGACTTACCTTTTTAATTAAATCCATAAGGCACAGACTAACACTGTGCCTTTTTTTATTATGTCAATGAATATCAAAAGAACATCAAAGCAAATTTCATCTGCTCGTGAAGACAGAGAAAGAGAATTATATTACATGGTTCAATATTTAAGGGAACAGTTAAAAAAGAAAACCGAGGAACTTAAAGACAAGGAAATCATTATAAGGTTACTAAAAGCAAAAAACAAAGTATTGGATGAAAAAATATGAAATTAAAATTATTAAATCTTGTTATGACAGCAATGCAGATTATCATTCTAATGATTCAATATCAGCATCAGGCCTTAAAGAAATATCAAAAACCAATCCATCTGCTTACTTAAACAAACAGTGGCAAGAAACAGTGGATTTGGCAATAGGCACAGCCATACATACAGCCATATTAGAGCCAGAAAAATTTTCTGATGAGATTTATGTAATGCCAGACTTAAATCTTAGAACAAAGGCAGGCAAAGAAGAAAAAGAGCAACACATTAAAGATGCTGGCCAAAAAACAGTTATTTCAGAAACTAATTATGATTTGGTAAAAAAAGCCAGTGAGTCGTTTTCTGCAAACAAAAAAGCAGTTGATCTTTTAAAAGAATCAGAAATTGAAAAGTCATATTATGGCCAAATTAATGGCATTCATGTAAGATGCCGGCCTGATATGTTAGGCAAAGATTTTATTTGTGATCTAAAAAGTTGCCGAAGTATATGGGCAAACGATTTTCGGCAAAACGCAAAGAACATGAGGTGGTTTTTGCAGGCTGTGTTTTATTCTGATTTTTTGTCAATACCGGCAGAAAACTTTCGATTTATTGGTGTGTCAAAAGACAAAAACCCAAAAGTTGAAATATTTGGTCTGACAGAAAAACATATTGATCTTGGCCGATGGCAATGGCAAGAGGCATTTGATAGATGGTTTTTTTATAAAGAAACCGGTGTGTGTCCTGGTGAATATTGGAATGATTTTGATAATGAAATAAAATTAATATGACAACAAAAGAAAAAATAATAAAAATGTATTTGCTTGGCAAGTACAAATCAAAAAACAACATCAGTAATTTATTAGGTGTTAAAGAGTCTTATGTGAAAAAAATATTAAAAGAATTTAATGAGACCACAGTAATAAAATGTGATTTTGGTGTCTGTCAATCACTTACTGACACAAATAAATTTTATTTGTTTAGTTCGTCTGGTATCGAAAAAACACTAATTTTGTTTACAAATGCTTTTTATTCTGAATGTGAACTGTCATATTCTGAAAAAAATTTTATAAAGCAAAACACAGGTTATAAAGTGTATGAGAGCAAAGAATCATTATTACGATTATCTGGGCAATGAAGATAAAATGCAAAATAAATTAATGATTTATATTGACGAAAAATATCCAAATGCAATCATGACACACATTCCCAATGAAGGCAAAAGAACACCATTTGAACAGTATAAAATTAAAATGCTAGGCACAAAACCTGGTGTTCCTGATGTTATGATTTTCACACCATCAAAACAATATAATGGCTTTGCTTTGGAACTGAAATCAGGCTATAATAAACCAACTGAAAATCAAAAGAAATGGCTCGCAAAACTCAAAGATTGTGGATGGTTCGCCATGTGGTCAAATGACTTAGAGGAATGTAAAACTAAAATTGATAATTATTTTAAAGATGCACTTGAATAGAGATATTTATTGGAACGAAAAAACTCAGAGAGTGCGTTGGACTTCTAATGCTAGTTTAGATATTGATTTTAAATATATAGGCCCATCCACACAGACTGAATTGGAATTGTTGGTAGAAAAACTTTTTGAGATATATGAAGATGGTCATATCACTTTTGAAACGTTTTTAAAAATATATAATGATTTTAGGGTTTTTTGTGAGAATATAACTGTTTTGTTGGATGACGAAAATATATAAGCCACCAAATTTTGACAACCAAATTGTTGTGCCAAAAGAAATATTCGGGCACAGTTTATCAATGTCATCAGTTGGTTTTTATTGTTGGTTATTTACTCAAAAAGCCAATGTGCCAATTACATTTGACGTTATAAAAAAAACATTCAATGTGTCAAATCACACAATAAGAAAACAAATTAAAGAGTTAGAAAACAGTAAGTTTCTGTCAAAAATACCGATTAGAAATGCCGGGAAATTTGGGGGTTTTAGTTATTACATTGCCAACCCAACCATGTTAAAAAAACCGAACCCGGTAAATTTAATCCGGTCACAATCTCTTAGTAATATTATTAATAATACTAATAATAATATTAACAACACTAGTAATAATACTAATACTAGTAATATTAATAATAATATAAATAATAATAATAATAATAGTGGCAAATTTAAAGATGAAAATTTATTTTCAGAAATTAATAAAAACATGGAACACTTCATGGCACTGTTTCCAAAAAAATATTGGCCGATCAGTGAGCAAGAAAAAACTAAATGGATTGACTGTATTTATAAAGCAGTGACGATTGACAAATATAAATTAAAAGAATTGTATGTGATTATAAAAAAAATTAGGACAGATAATTTCTGGTCTGTAAATTTTTTGACTATTTTAAAGATCAGAAAAAAAAATAAAGATGGCATAAAGTATATTGATTTTTTCAATGAGTTATGCAAATCAAAAAGGCCTGATGCTTATTATAAAATAAAAAACTTAGAACGTTATTTTGTGTATGACGATAATAACAAAAAATGTTTAGGGGCTGTCGCAAACAATACAACATTGATGTCGTACAACTTAGAAAGGGTATTGACAGAAAAAGAAATAAAAGAGATAATTGAATATGTCGAAATAAACTAAAAACAAAAACAATGAATTTTAATGAACTAAACATTGACCTTAAAGGCAAAACATCTGGTCAGATAAAAACCAAGTGCCCAAAATGTCACCACAAAAGAAAAAAGAAAAATGACCCTAGCCTTAGTGTTGATATTGACAAAGGACTTTATAATTGTCATCACTGTGGTCATGCAGGGTCTATAAAATTTAAAAACAAGTCAGAATGGATATTGCCAAAAGAAAACAAAAACAAACTGTCAGACCCAATTGTTAAGTGGTTCAAGACTAGAAAGATTAACGCAATTACCTTGACTGCTTGGAAAATTACAGAATCAATCACTTATTTTCCACAAATCGAACAAAGAAAAAAGTCAATCAACTTTAACTACTATCGCGACAATAAACTAATCAATGTTAAATACCGAGATAGAGATAAAAATTTTAAATTATCAAAAGGCGCAGAACTTATATTTTATGGTTTAGATTTTATCAAATCTTCAGACACTTGCTATATCGTTGAAGGCGAGATTGACGCATTGACATTGTATCAATGTGGATTTTACAATGTTTGTTCTGTTCCAAATGGCGCAAGTAAAGGGAATACCAAACTTGATTACTTAGATAATTGCTATAAATATTTTGAAAATAAAAAATCAATTATTATATGCACAGACAATGATGATGCTGGCTTGGCACTTAGAAATGAGTTAGCAAGACGATTTGGCGCATATAAATGCAAATATGTCGATTTTAAGGACTGCAAGGATGCAAATGATGTGTTGGTGTCAAAAGATAAAGAAACGTTGTTAGAACTCATTAAATCGCCTAAAAACTTCCCTTTGGATGGTATTGTGAATATCAATGATATTTGGGATGATGTTTTAAACTATAATAAAAAAGGCATAAAAACTTATGACATAGGCTTTGAGTGTCAAGATTTATTTAATTTATCACTTGCACAATGGACTGTGTTGACTGGCATACCCAATCATGGCAAATCAGATTTCTTAGATCAGTTGATGTGTAATTTGGCTGAGAAACATAATTTTCGATGTGCAATATTTGCCCCGGAGTCTTTTCCTTATGAGGGTCACATCAAACGTATTGCCAATAAACTCAATGGCAAAAACTGTGATAATGACATGCTAAATGCTACAAAAGATTTTATTTCAGAACATTTTTATTGGGTTAAAATTGATTTAAAAAACTTAACACTGGAATCAATCCTAAAAGAGTTTAGAGAATTGGTTTTTCAAAGAGGCATCAACATTTGTGTCATCGACCCTTGGAATATGCTAGATCACACCACACAAAGAGATTATGGTTATATTGGTCATAAACTATCATTACTCACACAATTTGTGCAACAGACAAACACGCATCTTTTTTTAGTGGCACACCCAAAAAAAATAGAGTCAGAGAATGGTCAGTTTCAAAAGGTTGATTTGTATAAAATATCTGGTTCTGCTGACTTCTTTAACAAAACATTCAATGGTTTAGTTTGTGAGAGAGTTATTGGAGAGAAAACAGAATATGGCTCAGACCTTGTAAAAATACACATCCAAAAGGTCAAACGTAAAGAGAATGGGCAATTAGGAACATTCACATTAGCCCCTGACTTTAATTCTGGTGGTGTTTATAAAAACGTTGTGCAAACTAAAATAAGACCTGCAATAAAAAACAATATACCATTCTAATGAAACAGTCAGAATATAAATCAATAAGAAAAGAGTTGTTTGAAATGTCAGAATCAATAATGAATGAGAAACAACCTGAATACACTAACAATAACCCTGACATCCTAAACAACTTTAAAACAACAGCAGATGCCCTTAAAATAACCCCAATTGAAGTGTGGGCTGTGTTCTTTCATAAACACACACAATCAATCATGACTCATGCACAAAATAGCAAAACAAAAATGTCAGAGCCTATTGAGTCAAGATATGCTGATTTAATTAATTATTTAACACTGGGTCTGGCGATTATAAAAGATGGGAAATAAATATTTTGACGCACAATCCTGGTGCTTAAAACAAGGAATAAAAATCTACATTGTGCCAATGAGAAACAGAAAAGAATGTTTTATTGAAGTTGATGACAATGGTAAAATAACAAAGTCGCCAAATACTTACAAAAACCAGTCTATTGCATCTGACAAAATCTGGGATTTGTATTTACACATGTATAAAACAAATAAAAAACAAAATGAAAAAAACAGGACATATTGAATATCCACCCTTAATAAATGAACAGGCACTTTATATTGGTGGCCTTAGAGACACAGTGAATCAATACACAACAGCCAAATATCCTGAGTATGCCAGGCCTAATTTGCAGGTCGATCAACTAGGATGCAAGGCTGAAATGATTGCACAGTATTTTTTCTGGTCAAATAAAATAGAGCATCAACCCACACAAATGCTTGGAGTTGACCCAATAAAAGATGCCGACATAATAGTTGGTAAAAAGAGAATCGATGTCAAGGGTTTGTGGTCATACATTAAAGAGTTACGAGTCAATAAAAAAGGACACCTTAAAGAAAAAAACATTACACATTATCTTTTCATACAGCCAAAATCAGACCATTTAAACAATGACGCAGCGCAGTGGTGGCTGTTTACACACCAAGAAATATCAAATTGGCAAATAAAAAAACTCACTTACACAGATGCTTTTGTGAGGGGTATATAAAAAAAATTAAAAAAAAACTTAAAATTTGTTTGACCCTTCATTGCAGGGGTTTTTTTTTGTTATTTTTGCAATATGACTAAACAAAATGTTACATATAAAAAAAGACAGATGATTACTGCAATGGAACAAAACCTATGTATTGTGACAAGGGCATCAGATGTCGTGGGCATATCTCGAAAGACGCATTATGACTGGCTTAAAAAAGATAAACGATATAAAGAGGCCATTGATGAATTACAAAACGTTACACTTGATCATGTGGAACTAAAACTTCATGAACTGATTGACGACTTAAATGTTCCTGCAATATTGTTTTATATGAAAACAAAGGGCAAGGCTAGAGGCTATATTGAGAGATCAGAACTGGCTGTTGAAGGCTCTGTGGAATCTAAAATCATTGAGTGGACTCCGGCAAACAAACAATAAAAGAATATTGCAATAGACAGTTTTATGAGGCCTTAGAATCCAAGGCAAGGTTTAAGATATTTGTTGGTGGTTCAAGATCAGGCAAAACAATTGGCCTGGTTCAATATATCTTGTATCTAATTACAACAACACCCACACCTTTAACTATATCAATTGTAAGGGCAACATTACCTAGTCTTAAAAGGTCTGTGCTAAGGGATTTTATTCAGGTCAGTCAGAAACTTGGAATCTTTGACAAGGGTGTGTTTAACAAAACAGAAAACATATTTAAGTTTGACAAACATAAGGTTGAGTTCTTTTCGTTAGATGATGCACAAAAAATCAAAGGGTCTAAAAGAGATATATGTTATTTCTGTGAGATTGATGAGTGTGGATATGATGAGTTTAATCAAATCATTATGAGAACCACAGACCACATCTTATGTTGTTTTAACCCATCAGAACCGGTGCACTTTATATATGACATTATGGATGACAAAGATATGCCAGGGGGTGTTGACGTTTTCCATTCAACATACAAGGATAATCATTTCTTAGAGCCATCAGTGGTTCAACAGATTGAATCAATGAAGGTAAGAAACCCTGATCTCTGGCGCGTATATGGTGAAGGCCAGAGAGCAATGATAAGCAATAAACAAATCTTTAACAACTGGCAATTTGTGTTAAGGGATGAGTTTCCTGAGTTTGATGATATGTACTTGGCCTGTGACTTTGGTTATACCATTGACCCCTGTTGTATCTTAGAATTTGCTAAAATAAAGGATAAAATATATGTGCATGAGATATTGTATAAAACAGGAATGACTAATGGTGACATTGCAGAATTTATTAAACAAAACAATTTGCAAGACAGAATAATATATTGTGATTCTGCTGAGCCTAAAAGCATTGAGGAATTAAGAAGGTGGGGTCTAACTGCTAAGCCTGCAATTAAAGGCCCTGGGTCAATATCTGCTGGTATATCCCTGTTAAAAGAATACCAGGTAATCTTGTCAAAGGAATCAAAGAATGCAATCAACGAATATTATAGTTATTCCTGGGATGAGTTAAAAGATGGCACTCTGATAAATAAACCAAAGCCAAATCAGGCCGACCACTTTTGTGACAGCCTCAGATATGGTGTTTATTCAAGATATAAAAACAGAACAGAATTTTATGTTATATAATGACAAATGTTTATTTTGTATTTTTACATAAAATAATATCAAAATTTAATGGCAACTCTTTACGACAGATTTAAAAATCTATTTACAAGCAAAAACTTACAAAGAACAGCAGAGGCATACAACAGGGCTGTTTTTAATTATATAGGCAATAACATTGTCTTTGCCAAGGAAAATGATGACACTTATATAAATCATGGTTACAGACGTAATGCAACAGTTTACTCTATCATAAATATTATAGCAAAATCTTGTACGACAATCCCATTTATGATATATGAAAAAAAATCTAACAACGATCTAAAAAGATATAAGTCAATTACATCATCCGGTCTTGACACTAATACATTACTGAAAGCAGAGCAGTTAAGAAAGTCAGCATTGGTAGAATTAGAAGACACAGAACTGCATGAGTTACTGAATAGACCAAACCCTGCTCAATCTTATAATTCATGGCTTACAGAAATCGTTGCGTTTGGTAAACTAACTGGTAACAGGTATATTTATGGTATTGGCCCTGAGACTGGTGGCAATTCTAAAAAATACAAAGAACTATATGTGTTGCCTTCACAACTAATGGAAATCGTATCAGGGGGCATTATGAACCCGGTCAAGGCTTACAGACTTGATTACAAAGGTAGATACGATATTGATGCTGAGGACATATTACACATCAAAGATTACAACCCTTATTATGATGGCACAGGCTCGCACCTTTATGGCCAGTCACCACTCAAGGCAGGACTTAGAACATTAACAACAAACAACGAGGCTGTGACTACTGGTGTTAAGTTTTTACAGAACCAAACAGCAAGAGGTGTTTTATATGCAGACGAAGGTGATCTAACTGAAGTGCAAGCCCAGGCATTAAAAGATAAATTCAAACGATCACACCAAGGCTCAGCAAATGCAGGTGATGTCATTATTACACCAAAGAAGTTGTCATGGGTAAACTTTGGACTAGATGCCTCTGATCTTTCATTGATCGAACAATATAATGCATCAATCAAAGACTTAGCAAATATATTTTCTATTCCTGCAATTCTGCTCAACAACACAGAGTCAAGTACATACAATAATGTAAAAGAGGCCAAAAAGAGTTTATATCAAAACTGCGTGATGCCTGAAATGATAAAAATAAGGGATGAACTAAACAGATGGCTTGCCCCTAAGTATGGCGATAAAATTTATATTGACTTTGATTTCAGTGTCATCCCAGAACTGCAAGAAGAGATGGACAAGGTTGTGCAACAACTGTCTCAATCCTGGTGGCTAACAATGAATGAAAAGAGGGGTGCCATGAATTATGGTGTTGACGAAGATGACGAAAAGTTAAACGATTACTATATTCCTGCAAACCTTATCCCTTTAAATGCTGTTGACAATGAGCCTGTTGAGCCTGTTGACTCTGACGTTGACAAGTCAATTGATAAAATAAACCTAAAACGTAAAGTGCCAGGAATGACTGATGTGTTTACAACAAGAGGTGAGGCTGAAGATAGGGCTGAAGACCTTGGGGGTCGTGGTTTTCACAGACACCAGTTTGATGGTGAAGATGTTTATATGCCCTTTGAATCGCATGAACAGTATGAGAGAGCCATTGAAAGACAGAAAGAGTATCACAACATGGAAGATGATGACAAATACCATTATGGTGAACCCCATGAAGATGAGGATGACAAGTATTATCATGATGACGAAGACAAAGCACCAAGTATATCAGGCAGAGTCGAAACTGCTCTTAGACGTATGGTCAGTGAACATAATGAAGAACATGGCGACAAAGCATCTTCAAGAGCAACTTATGGAATGTTAGCAAGTTCTTTTCGTAGGGGAATCGGTGCTTACAGAACAAACCCATCATCTGTAAGGCCAAACGTAAGGTCTGAAGAACAATGGGCCTTTGGTCGTGTATCTGGTTTATTGTATGCTCTTAGAAACAATAGATTTAGAAGAACACCTTATGACAGGGATTTATTACCTTCAGCGCACCCACTGTCGAGTAAAGAAAAATCATATACAAGAAAACAAATGTTTGATGATTACCCACAGAGTGCAACCAATAACGCAAGGAGAGTAAAAAACTGGATTGATAAATATGGCAGGGATGAGGTTGATGGAATGACAAAGGTTGGTCTTGCCAGAATGAATCAATTGATTGCAAGAGAATCATTATCATTATCAACATTAAAAAGAACTTATAGTTTCTTGTCAAGAACAAAAGGTGGTGGATACAATAAAATAAACCCTGACTACAAAGACACACCTTGGAAAGACAAAGGTTATGTTGCTTTTTTAGGATGGGGTGGTCAATCAATGCTCAGTTATGCAGAACGTAAACTTGACCAAATAGATGAATAATGCGAGTCTTAACAAAGCAATTCAAAGAAAACTGGAGAGCATCTTATGATGATCGTTTAGAAAAGTCAGAGAGAACACACATAAGAATATTCAGAAAATATTACAAAGAAAATTATCAAAAGGCCATTGAAAAATATGACCAGGGAGTTATAAAACCAGATTTGATAATGACAACTAAAAGCCTGACTGATCTATACATACAAATGTATCAGGACATCGGTATTAAACAGGCCAAATGGTATGCGAGTAATTTTGACAAGTTTATAAAAAAAAGTGTTGACCCAAATCAATTCTTAGATTATTGGAATCAAGCCTTTGCAAAAAAAGGTCGTGATATGGCTGGTGTCAGAGTCGTCAGTGTTATTGCAACAGCAAGAAGTGCGTTCCAAGATATACTTAAAAAATTAATGCAGGACGAGGCATTCATGGCTGAAGGCGCAGTGGTTCAAGCAAGAATACTAAGAAATAAATTTAATCAAGTTGGTCAATATCAAGCCGAAAGAATCGTAAGAACAGAATCAGCCTTGGCCTCAAACTATGCCACACAACAATCTGCATTGCAAATTTTTCCTGGTAGTCAAATGTCAAAAGAATGGATTGCCGGAAGTGATGCAAGGGTTAGGCCTGACCACGCAAGAGCAGATGGGCAAATAGTAAAGTTTGATGAAATGTTTTTAGTAGGTGGTGAAAAATTAGAATATCCGGGAGACCCAAGAGGTTCTGCTGGTAATGTTATAAATTGTAGATGTTCCACAGCACCTATACCAGACGAAGATGCCATATCGAATGTTGAACTTGAAGAAATAGGTTTTGGCATGACAGGTCTAAGAACCTAATTAAATTAATTTGTATTTTTACATAAATTTTTGTTATGAATAAAATATTATTTAAACAATCACCCATTGGCGAAATAGTAGATGCTGACGAAAACAAGGGGATTGTCAAGGGTTATGCGAGTTATTTCGATAACATGGATGCTGATAAAGACATCATAAGACCTGGTGCTTATAAAAAAACCATTATGGAAAATGGGTCAAGAGTTAAATATTTGTATCAACACGACATGAACAAACCAATCGGTAAAATGAACGAATTGTATGAAGATGAAAAGGGCCTTATGTTTGTGGCTGAAGTTCCTAAAACACAACTAGGAAAAGATGTCATTGAACTTATGAAGGCCGGTGTCATAACAGAAAACTCAGTTGGCATAATGCCAATCGTCAAAGAAGACAAAGGCAATTTCAGAGAAATCAGAGAGGTAAAACTTTATGAGGTTTCTGCTGTTACATTAGCCTCAAATGACGAAGCAAAAATATTAGATGTAAAGGGGAGTAAATCACTTGATTCTCTTTATTCTCGTTACGATAATCTAGTTAAGATCATTCGTAAAAACAATATTTCAGATGAACTGGCTTTTGCCATTGAGTCTGAAATTCTTAAACTCAAATCATATTTCCAAGAACTCACAGAGTCGCCTCAAAACACTTTGCCGAAAAAAGAAAACAATGACAGCGAGTTGTTAAAATATTTATATAACAATCTAAAAAAGTAATTTTTCAAAATGGAAAATAACATAAAAAAAGAGTTGGATAACATTACAAATGAAATCGACTCTAAAATCGAAAAATCGTCTTTGTCTGCTATCGAGACAATGAAAGCAGAGACAGACGCAGTTGTCAAGTCTAGTGAGGAAAATCTCGCTAGTAAGATTACTGAAATCAATGACAGACTTGATAAGTCTGAAGTTGAAGCAAAAAAGAGATTTGAGGCAAGTCAACCGATGAGTTTTAAATCTGCTTTAAAAGATGCCCTAAATAAAGGCGCAATTGAGAGTTTTGTAAAAGGTAACTCAAGGTCAGCAAGATTTGATATGAAAGCCGACATGACTGTTGGTGCTGACTTTACTGGTGACGTAATTGCACCATTAAGGGTTCCCGGAGTTTATAAAGACCCGAGCAGACCTCAACACTTCAGACAGTTCATCCCAGTTGGGTCAACTCAATCTGATGTGATTAGATATGTGAAAGAGTCAGGATATACTGATGGCGCTAGTGCAAAAGCCGAAGGCAATGCACTTGGTCAGTCTGATTTTGATTTACAAGCAGTGGATGCAAATGTTCAATTGATTGGAACATACTTGAGAATTAGTAAGCAAATGGTTGAAGATTATGACCAACTATCATCTTATTTAAGTTCAAGAATTCCTTCAAAGGTTCTTACTGCTGAAGATGACCAAATCGTTGGGGGAAATGGTGTTTCACCAAACTTCCTAGGTTTGTTTAACTCTGGTACTGCATTTGATGTATCAACAAACAACCCATTGGCTGACTCAGTTGACAATGCTAATGAGTTTGACGTTTTAGTTGCATCAATGAACCAGTTGGCGATCAATGAATATTCTGCTGATAATATTGTTTTAAACCCATCAGATTTTCATAAGATTCTATTGTTAAAAGACACTCAAAATAATTATTTGAAAGATCAAGTATATCAAGGATTACAGCCTAACTTTATGGGAGTGCCTGTTATTCTAAATACTGAAATTCCAAATGGTCAATTTTTAGTGGCAAACTTTGCGCAATCTTGTCAATACTGGGTGAGAGATAATGTCAGCCTTGAATTCTTTGAGCAAGACAGTGACAACGTTCAAAAGAACTTTATTACTGTCAGAGCACAATTAAGAGGTGCATTAGCGACTTATCTACCAAAAGGTATTATTCATGGAACATTCTCGACTGCAAAAGCAGCACTTGAGACACCATAATAATATAATTATATTGGAAATTAGAGGCCTTCGGGCCTCTTTTTTTTACCTGTAAAACAAAATAATTTAAAGTTTTTTTATAATTATACTTGTTTATTGAAAATTTATTTATATATTTGGGCATAATTAAAAACAATAAATATGAAAATAGATTTTACAAAATTAGAATTACAAGTTATAAATTACGCATTAGAACTTTCTTACTCAGACAGAAAGCCAAAGTATCAAAAAATAATACACAGAGCACAATCTAAGATTCTTAAATTAGATTTTGAGCAGATATATGACATAGATTAAAAACAAAACAAATGAAAGTATTATCAAAAATTTTAAAAATGTTTTTCTTTGGCAAGGGTCTCCAATATTGGATATGTGTGCCGGAGTTCTTTGACACAAAAAAAGAAAAGGATTATTTTATAAAAGAAACTAATTTGTTTCTTGAAAATAAAATTCAGATCAAACACCCTGCATTAGATGATGATTGGGAAACCATAAGCAGAGAGGAACAAGTTGATAGAATGTTATTTTGGAAACAGAAAATTAATAAAAAGAATAGTGCCTAAGATTTTTCTTTTCATATTTTAGTTAGTTGTTTTTAATTTAGGCACTTGACTGGGGTGAAAGCCCCAGTTTTTTTTTGCGTAAATTTATTGAGCAACCAAGATGAACAGAAACCAAAAAGGATGTTTTGCTGAATATCATTTTTCAACAACTGCAATGAAAAATGGTTTTAATGTTTCTGTGCCACTTTTAGACTCAAGCCCTTATGATTGCATCTTAGAAAAACAAGGTAAACTTTTTAAAATACAAGTCAAATATTTAGGTGAAAAAAGATATAAGCATGGTCGATCTGTGCAAGTTACATTGAAAAGAGAGGGGAAAAAAAACTACGACTTAGAACTTGTTGATTTTTTTGCACTGTGGCATGAGGTTAGAAATGGCTTTTACATAATTAAAAATATTGGTCAAAAAAGTTTTAAAATTACAGACAATGGTATTTATGAAAATAATTTTAATAACTTTGTATTATTAGTTTAATTTTTTTCATTGTTTTAAAGAGCACCATTCATGTGGTGCTTTTTTTTTAACTTTACTTAAAATTTTATTATGAAAATCAAAACAAAAAATAAATCTGTAATATTAGGTTCTGTTCAATATTGTGAGGACAGAGAATTTAATGTTTCTGATAAAATAGGTAAAGAACTTATTAAAGGTGGCTGGGCTATTGAAATCAAAGAAAACAAAGAAGCGAAAGAAACAAAAGAATTAAAAACAGATTCTAAGGAAACCAAATGAGACAAATAAAGATAAATTCTGTGACTGGTTCTGAAATCGTGAGCCTAACAGAAATGAAAAATTATTTAAGGGTTGATCATGCAGTTGACAATACGTTGATTACAGACATGATTACTCAAGCCAGGCAGATTATTGAAAACTATCTGTCAAGAGACGTTGTTGCCAAAACTAGAACTTATTACTTGGATGAGTCAGATGGTTTAATTGACATACCCTTTGGCCCTGTTGCCTCAATACAATCTGTCACAGTTGATGGCACTTCAGCAACACACACTGTGATTGGCCTTGATAATGAAACGATTGAATTGCAAGCATCACCATCATATGTTGTCTCTAATTTGTTTTCTGATGCATATAAAAAAATAAAAATAAATTATACAACTTCAGGTTTAACCGACATAGCCATTAAACATGCAATTATGCAAATGGTTTCAACCTTTTACGATAATAGAGCAGATTTTAAAGATGGCATCGTGGTGAGAGAAATACCAATGACATCTAAAAAAATGGTTGACAGTTTTAAATCAATGTATGTGTAATGGATGCCGGCAAACTCAATTCAAGGATTTTATTTTACAACGCAAATCAAGTCTCAGATGGTTTTGGGGGCTTTTCTGTGGCTTTTACGTCTTCAGGTAATGTTTGGGGTCACTATAAGCAAATAGATGGCTCTGTTGATGATGAAAATGGCTTGAGACAAAGGGCAATCACTGTTGAAGTAATATGTCGCAAAAAAAGTGTGGAAAACATAAGGATTGAAGATGTTTTTAGAATAGACAGCAGTAGTGGCTCAAATTATAGAATCACAAATATTTATGACTCTGAATATAAATATTTTGTAAAAATTGAAGGTGTCCTTGTTGACCAAAGTATATAATGAAAATTGAGGCTAAAATAAACAGTGCTGATTTAGGTTTATTACAAAGTAAAATAAATTCATTAAAAAAGTTAGCCAGTCAAGAACTTTCCAATGAAATAGGAAAAACGGCATTTGGAATTGAAAGAAGGGCCAAAAGAACTGTGCCTGTTGATACTGGTGGCCTTAAACAATCAATAAAAACATTTCATTCTGGGAAAAAAGCATTTGTAGAGGCTGGAAAAAAATATGCGCCATATATTGAATTTGGCACTGGTTCAAAGGTTGATTTGACAGACATGCAAGAACTTGGCATCCCAAAATCTTATGCTTTACAATTTAAAGGCAAAGGCAAACGTAACGTTAATATAAGACCACAACCTTTTTTGTTTCCATCGGCAAGAATAGAATTTTTAAATTTGTTAAAGAAATTACAAAATAAAATCAATAAAATAATAAAATGAAAGACCCGGCTAGATTTATACGTCAAAAAATTATTACTGCTCTTTCAGGAAACATCACCTACGATGGTTCTGCTGTGCCGGTTTATGGAACAGTGCCAAGCACGACAGGTTTTCCATACATTAGAGTGTATGGTGTGAACACTGTTGAAGTTGACCAAAACCGGTCATCATTCACCACAGAGGTTACAACAAGAATAGAAGCAGTGAGTCGTTTTATAACAGATGATGGTGGTGAATTAACTACAAACTCATTAATTTCAGATTGCTTAAATTTGTTAAGAGTTAGATCAGGTAGTTACATAAACCTGTCTGGCGATGGTTTTAAGGTTTATACGAGTGTGATTGGTAATATTAATTATTTAAGAGAAGACACCAAAAACAACACTTATTATAGAGCGATATTGGAACTAGAAAACAGAGTTTTAGAAATATAAGTTATGTCAGATATAAATTCAGAATCAAAATTAAAATTAACTCTAAAAGAAGTGATTGCTGTTGTGATTGGTTTGGCGAGTTTGTTTGGTATTTATTTCACCTTGCAAGGCCAGGTTGATAATAATTCTGAAGACATCACAAGCCTACAAGATGAGGCTGTAAACCCTGTTGAGTTTCAATATAAAGACGAACTTGTTAGATCGTCAATACTTAGAATCGAAGATAAAACAAATTTTTTAGCAGATGACATTGAGTCAATTAAATCATCGGTTGAAAAAATTGAGCAACGTTTATATGAAATTAAAAGATAAAATATGTGTCCTGTTAACTGTCCTTTATGTATCTATTGCGAGTAGTCAAAATTATAAAAACAACGTCAGTGTCGTGGTTTTTAATGCTGATTTTATCGGGCAAAAAGTTGACGTCAAAGATTTCAAACAAGTTGACAAGTATCTGTTTACATTTGAAAACGATAAACATAAAAAGCACTTTCAAAAAGAAAAAATAATCTACATGCCGACACTGTTGCTTTTTAACAATGGTGAAGAACTTATAAGAATTGAAGCAGGTATTGACCTTAAATTACCTGATGGTTATAAAAATAAAATCAAAAATAAATTAGAACAACTTTTACAAAATAAATTTTAAGATGAAAAAACTATATATCATATTCCTACTTTTTACAATCACAATTAATGGCCAAGTATTCAAAAAGGCTTATGATGAGATTTTTAAATATTCAACAGTCTTTGTTGCTGGTAGCGCGCAAAATTCATATGAGCCAGAAAGACGACAGTATTTTGTGAGAACCCCAGAGGGTGCTGGTTTGTACGACATTCCTGACGTATATGATGCCACTGTGGTGCATCCTTACAGGTATCGTTATGGTTTTGGTATTAGAAAAATTGGATTGTTTGATTTTGAAAAAAGAGATAAAAATTATTATGATGGTAATGAAAATCTTGTTGCATTATCAGCACCAACATCAAGTGTGCCAGGAAATTTAGAGTATTTATTCTTTTGGCAAAAAGAAAGAGACAGGGGTGAACTTTTTACCAATACCAGGTATTTCATAAGACACACAGGTAAATGGCACATTGTAAAAATAGAACAAAGATCAAATGAAAGAGTAAATTTTAAATACAATTCAGGTGAATTAAGGTTAAGAATTCCAATAGGCAAGAAACTAAGTGTTTCTTATGGTGGCATTTACAGAACACATACAAGAAGTTATGGATACAACCCTTTTGAAATATGGGTTAATGAGTTAGACGACAATGGTAATCCAATTAACCCCTGGTATTCTCTTGCATACGAATTTGGCTGGGTTGATGAGTTGTATCAATATACAAATCTTGCAACCGGTGAATCATCTTATGACTGGGTTTGGACTGACCCTGATGGTAATATTAGGGCAAGAACAGACTTAGAGTTCAGGGATGGCCCTTTTAAGTCAATCATTGCAGAATATAACAACCAGCAATGGGATAAAATACCAGAATTTCAAATGATTTCACAGATTGTTGGTTTTGATTATTATTTACAAAATCAAAAATTTTGGGTGCATCTGTTTGGTTCTTACTTATTTTCACATAAATACATTGGTGGCTCTGATATTGAAAAGAGTTATTTGCACAGGAATAATTTTGGAAAAGGTGGACTAATAAAAGATGCTCAACCAGAACAATGGGAAGACTTTACATTTGGTGCAACAATAGGATGGAAACTTAACAGATTTGGTATTTTCTTAGATGGTGAGTTTACAAGATATTGGTCGTCTGAAATATTTAATACACAGATTGGTGTTAATTTTAGATTATGAGAAAAATCGACAAACTCATTGTGCATTGTTCTGCCACCCCAGAGTTTAAATATTTTGATGTTGATGATATTACGGAATGGCATGTAAAGGGCAATAAATGGTCTGATTGTGGGTATCATTATGTGATTACATTAGATGGTAAAATACAGGAAGGAAGGCCAATTGAAAAGCAAGGTGCTCATGTTGCCGGCATGAATAGGCACAGCATTGGTATATGTTATATTGGGGGCATGGATAAAAACATGGATTTGTGGCTAGACACCAGAACAACAGAACAAAAAGACTCATTATTTAATTTGCTTATGGATTTAAAATTTCAATTTCCTGAGGCTGTTGTTTATGGTCATAATGATTTTACTGATAAAAAAGTCTGTCCTTGTTTTGATGCTTTTAAAGAATATCGTGAAATCTCAAATTATACTGAATAACTATGTTAAAACTATTAATGTCACTTATTGGTAAAAAAGGCGATGGTCTTGGTGGTTTTGCCACAGACATTAGAGAGGCAATCAAAGGCAAAGAGATTGACCCAAACAAAGCACTTGAACTTGTAAAATTACAAAATGAGATCAACAAGGTAGAGGCACAGCATCGTTCTGTTTTTGTAAGTGGTTGGCGACCTTTTATTGGTTGGGTTTGTGGTGTGGCTTTGGCTTATAATTTTATAGTGCGCGATTTACTAACATGGTTTATGACAAATTATTATTCAGAGTTAGGAGTTACGATGCCACCTGCTTTACAAATGGAACATTTGATGACAGTGCTTTTGGGCATGCTTGGTCTTGGTGGTCTTAGAACTTATGAAAAACTAAAAGATAAGTCTAAGTAGTGGCAAAAAAAAACATTTTTACATTTTATAAAAAGCCAAGAAAAAAAAGGCCGGGTCGTCACTCAAAGAATCAATCACTGTCACAAAGGAAAAAAAAATATAGAGGCCAAGGTAAAAATTAAAATGGTTAAATTTGTGATAATAAATTTATTCACTTTATGGCAACACTTACAGGACAAACTATTGCCTCAACTTATGATGGCTTATTAAAATTATCGGACAATGATGGATTAACAGCATCGGTCAAAAACATACAAGATGGCCTGGGTGTAAGTTCGCCAGTAAACATTTCAACTGCTGTCTTATTTATAAAACCAACATCTGACACTAGTTCGACACCAACATCAGGCAAAGAGTTTGAGGTTGTTGGTAATGCTTTAATTACAGGCGATTTACAGGTTGACAATATCAATATTGATGGCAACACAATATCTGCCAGCAGTGGTGTTGTAACATTGGCTAGTGGTGCGATTGCGACAACTCAAACTCAAAATGACAATTCAACAAAGATTGCAACGACTGCCTATGTTGACTCAGCAGTGGATGGTGTTGACACACTTGCCGAGATTCTTGCAATAGGTAACACAACAGGTTCAACTAAAATATCGGTAAACAATTCAAGTAGTGGGATTGACTTTGTTGATAATGCAAAAGCAAGGTTCGGGACTGGAAATGACCTAGAAATCTACCACGATGGTTCTAATAGTTATATAGATGATACGGCAGGTACAGGCTCACTATATATTAATACAAATGCCTTTAGATTAGTAAGTGCTAACAAAGGAGAAAATATGATTCGTGCTTTTGAAGATGGTGCAGTAATTTTATGTCATAACAATTTAGATAAACTAACAACCACAAGCACAGGTGCGACTGTTACAGGAAATTTACAGGTAACAGGCTCTAGTGGCGATACACTTACTTTAACAAAAGGATCAACAGAGCCATCTTTAAGAATCGAGGGGGATACAGACAAAGATTTTGTTTTAACTATTTCTGCAGAAACTTTTTCAATTACTCAAAATGATGGTGCGACTGACATTCTAACTTTAGATCACGATACTAAAAACGCAACTTTTGCAGGTGATGTAAAAATTGAAGAAGCATCAACACCTACGTTAGAATTAATTGACACTACCAATAATTATAATTTACTTATAAGACATAATAATACAAATGCAGTATTTGACACACACGCATCATCTTATTATGAATTTAAAATTGGCGATAGTCAAAAACTTCTTATTGACAATTCAGGAAACGCAACTTTTGCAGGAAATGTTTCAATGGGTAAATTAACTGTTGAAGATTCAGGTGCTGATTTAATTGATATGACACGAACTGGTGTAGGTACATATAGACTTGCAATTTCAGGTAGTGATGCGTTCAGTATTTTTGACGTAGGTGCTAATGCAGATAGAGTTATAATTGATTCGTCAGGTAATACAACTTTTGCAGGTGATGTAAATATTACAAATAGTAAACTACAAATAACTAGTGCTAGTCCTGAAATTATATTAAGTGTTCCTGGTGGTGGTTTAGATAGTCGTATATATAATGATGGAAGTGGAAATTTTATTATTGGAAATGGTACTAACTCAGCAACCCCAACAACTGCGTTAACTATTGATAGTTCACAAAACGCAACTTTTGCAGGTAATGTAGATTTACTTGATAATAAAAAAATACAAGTCGGTTCTAGTCAAGATTTAAAATTGTATCACGATGGCAGTCATTCTATTATACAAGATTCGGGAACAGGTGTTTTAAAAATAATAACCTCAGGTGTAACTTTTCAAAACGAATCAGCATCTGCAAACACTTTAGTTCTTGATTCATCAGGCAACGCAACCTTTGCAGGAGATGTAAGTTTAGCAGATAGTAAAAAAGTATCACTTGGTGTATCTGATGACTTCAATATGTCTCATAATGGAACAGACACAACTATTCAAAATATTACAGGACATCTAAATATTATAAACAAATCAAATGACTCGGACATTATATTTAGTAACGATGATGGAAGTGGTGGAATTACAGAATATTTTAAACTCGATGGTAATAACGTAAATGTAAGAGTCAGTCAAAATTTTAGTTTTAATGATAGTGTAAAATCGGCTTTTGGAAATTCAGGGGACCTACAAATCTATCACGATGGAAGTAATTCTTACATACAAGATACAGGAACAGGAAATTTAAGAATAAGAGGTACTAACTTAAGATTAGAAAGTGAAAGTTTAGTACATAATTTTTTAATTGCTACCGAATCAGCAGGTGTACAGATTTTTTATAATGATGTTCAAAAATTTACAACTACAAGTACAGGTGTTACGGTTACAGGTGGTGTAATAGCAAGTCGTGATGGTAGTTTTGGAACATCAGGTGCAACAAATAATTCAAGTGTAAAAGTTCTTGATGGTTCTATAATTACAAAAATTCAATCACAAACATCAGGCGATACAGCAGGAATACTTGGGACTGAAAGTAATAACGTTTTAAGATTAGTTACAAATAACATATCTGCATTAACAATAGATGCATCACAAAATGTAGGCATAGGCACAACAGGTCCATCGGCTAAATTTGAAGTAAAAGCGAAAGGTAGCGCATTAGGCTCTACTGGTTATTTTATAAATTCTCTTTTTAAAGATACAGGTCAAAATGTTGGTATTGTAACTGCTCACAATGACACAGATAATGGGGTTGGTGTTATTGCAGGTATTAATAGTTTAGCATTTGTTACCTATGGGTCAGATTGGACTCAAGCATTATTATTAGATACATCACAAAACGCAACTTTTGCAGGTAATATTAGTTTAGCAGATAGTAAAATATTAAGAATCGGCTCAAGTAATGACCTTGACCTCCTGCACGATGGAACAAATACACAAATAAGCAACAATACAGGTGATTTACAAATAATAAATAACGCAAACGACAAAGATATTGTGTTTCTTTCTGATGATGGTTCTGGTGGAACTGCTGAATACTTTAAACTAGATGGCTCTGATGCAGTTTTAAGAATACATAAAAGAACTATAATAGATGACAATGTAAAATTAGATTTTGGTACTGGTCAAGACCTACAAATATATCACAATGGCTCAAATTCTTTTATTGATGATGTTGGTACTGGCAGTTTGTTTATAAAAACAAGTGCTTTATTTGTTAGAAACCCAAGTGATGCTTCTATGATAGATGCACAAAGTGGGGGTGCAGTAAACTTATATTACAACAACAGCAAAAAGTTTGAAACTACAAGCACAGGTGTAAGTATAAGTTCGACAGGCGCAGGTGCTATTGCAACAGTTGAAGCAGGTGATGGCAACCAAGCAAGTTTAGATTTAAAAAATACAGAGGGGCATTACAGATTAATTACAGATGGTGGCGAATTTAAAGTATTTGACCAAACAGACTCTAATCAACCATTTACAATAAATACATCGGGTCAGATTGGCATAGGTACAACAAGCCCATCAAGTTTGTTGCATTTAGAAAGTGCATCTAGTCCGACTTTAAGATTAGTTGATACAACAAATAGTGTAACATTATTAGCATTTGCACAAAATACAAATACAGGTTTTGGAAATTTTTCAAATCATCCATTAATTTTTTACACAAATAGCACAACTGCTTTAACAATAGATACATCACAAGACGCAACCTTTGCAGGTCAAATTAGTGGTATAGGTGGTAGTGCAGGATCACCATCGTATATATTTGAGGGGAATACAGATACAGGGTTTTTTCATCCTGCAGTAGATGCAATAGGCTTTTCAACGGCAGGTTCAGAAAGAATGCGAATAACATCATCTGGTCTGGTAGGCATAGGCACAACAAGTCCATTACAAAAATTAGACACACCAAACATTATCATTGGTGGTACATCAATATCAGCAAGTTACAGAGCAAACGCAACTTTAATGGACAATTTAAGTGGTGTGGCAAGATTTTACTCTTTGGGTTCTGATAATTCAACAGGTGGTTCTTATCAATTTAACTCACTTTCTGCTGATGGATCGGCAGGTTCAGGCACAATACTAACAATCGCAAACGATGGAGACGCAACTTTTGCAGGTACAGTAACTTTGCTAGATACAAAACAACTTATTTTAGGTAATGCAAATGATTTTTCCATAGTACACGATGCAACTGAAACTTTTATTGCAAATGATACAGGAAACCTTACAATAGTCAACAACACAAATGATGGCGATGTTATATTCAAATCTGATGATGGTTCAGGTTCTACGACAGAATATTTTAAACTCGATGGTAGTCAAACTATTCTTGATGTCGCAGTTAGAACACTTTTTAGAGATAGTGTAAAAGCAACATTTGGCGCAGGTTATGACTTGGTTATATATCACGACTCAGCAAATTCTTATGTAGAACAACAAGGCACAGGGGATTTAATCATAAGAAATAGTGCAAATGACAAAGATATTAGGTTACAAACAGATAATGGTTCGGGCTTGGTGACAGATTATATATTACTTGATGGTAGTGATGTGTCAACAAAAATATTAACACAAAAAGTAATAATGTCTAATCTACCAACAAGTGACCCTAATAATGCAGGTCAATTATATCTTGAAAGTGGTTTTATGAGGGTTTCGGCTGGTTAATGATTATTTTATATTTTGTAAATTTGTAATAATTAAATCTTAAAATTATGGCTATAAAATACGAATGGCATATAAATGGTTTTGATGCCAAAATTTCACACGACAGCAAATCAAATGTAATTTATGCTGTTCATTGGAAATATTGGGGAAAAGATGGCGACCACAGTTCTGACATTATCGGTTCAGAACATTTTGAATATAATGCAGATTCTTTTATTGAATATGATAAAATCAAAAAAGAAGATGTAATCGGTTGGCTTGAAGCAAAACTTGACATTGCAAAAATGAAAGAGTCTATAAAATCTGTTATTGACGATAAAAAAGACCCAAAGGACATCATGTTAATACCAGAATGGTAAAATGAATATTGATTACACTTGGGATATAGTAAAAGTTAATTATATCCTAAAAGAAGGTGATCTTTATTATGTTATAAAAAACATTGAATACAAATACACAGGTATTGATTCTGAGTCAGGAAACTCTTTTGTTGTGCCTGGTAATGTGGATTTAAAAAAACCAAATCCAAACAGTTTTATTGAAAGAGAAAACATCACAAAAGAAAATTATATTCAATGGCTTTTAAATTGTGGTTTATCTGAGCACTACCTGCAACAAATAATTTTCTTTGAAATTATGCAGAAAAATAAAATATAATTTTTAATTTTAACAAAAATTTAATTATGCAATTATCACAGGAACAAATCAATCAAATCGTTAGTTTACTAAACGAATTACCTATCAAACACACACCGATTGCCCAGGCTATAAGTAAAGTTATGCAAGAGGCGCAAGACAAGGAATCAGAAAAACCAACAGAGCCAAAGAAAAAATAAGTAAATATTTTATTCGTATATTTACAGTAATAAATTTTTAATCAAATGGCTACAACTGGAATTTTTAATGGAACAATTTTAGTGCTTAAATACAACAATGGCATAATTGGTCACACAACATCATGTTCACTAAGTTTATCTGCTGACACACCTGAAGCAACTTCAAAAGACTCATCAGGTTTTTCAGAATTTATACCTGGTGTTATGTCAGGTGAAATAAGTTTTGAGGGTCTTATTAAGTATGATGACTCAACAAGCATTATCACATTGACTGATGCGTTTTTAGCAAGAAATACTGTGACTGCTGTTTTTGGAACGACTGTTTCTGGTGATGCTGTCTATTCTGCAAGTTGTATAATCTCATCCTTAGAGCATAGCGCAGAAATGGAGTCACCTGCTACATTTTCAGGAACATTGACATTGACTGGCACAATTAGTAAATCAACTAATGCTTAAAAACATTAATGACTAAAAACAAAAAAAGAGGCTATGTCACAATAGACATAGGCAATAAAAAGCGCACCCTTCATTTTAGCATGAATTTCTGGGCTGAGTTCACAGACCAATTGGGTGTTGGCATTGACCAGATTGGCGATTTATTTCAGCAAGGTTTTACAATCAAACAATTAAGGTCTTTAATATATTCTGGCCTTATTGCATACGATGCCGAAAACAACATTCCAGTTGATTACAATGAATATAAAGTCGGTATGTGGTTGAGTGATTTATCGCCTGACGCAATCACTGAGGTGATTTCTGCTATGACACAATCAAAAATTCTTGGTGTTGATCTTGACAATGAATTAAGACAGCCAGAAAAAAAAAGTCAGAAAAAGACTTAGAAATCACATTTGATACATTAATAGATTATTTTATTGGTCGTGTTGGTATTCTGCCTGATGTGTTTTGGCGCAGTACATGGGCTGAAAATGCATTGATGTCAGAGGCCTATCAAACAAAAGAGAACAAAGAATGGGAACGCACTAGATTGCTTGTCAGCATGATACATAATGTGAATTGCACAAAAAGGGCACAGATGATAAAACCAAAAGATGTGATTGAATTACCTATTGATAAAATCAAAAGAAAAAAATCATTAGAGCCAAAAGGCGACCTTGCAAAAGTAAAAGCATTGGAAGAAAAACTTAGCCGGGCAAAGTGGATGCCTATAAACAAACTTTAATTTTGTAAATTTACATAAATTCTCACCATGGCTGAAAGTAAATTAAGAGTTGACATATTAGCAGACGTAAAAGGATTTGACAGGGCAATGAGCAAAGCCCAGAGTCGTTTGAGTTCTTTTGGTAAAAGTGCAACTAAAATTGGCAAAACAATGTCGATGAATTTGACATTACCAATTACTTTAGCAGGAACTGTCGCTGTAAATCAAGCAATTAAATTTGAAAAGTTACAAACTACATTAAATGTATTGACCGGCTCTGCTGACGAAGGTGCAAAGGCTTTTGAAAGACTTGTTGCATTTTCAGCAGAAACTCCATTTCAACTGGCAGACTTGGTGCAAGTTAACAATGTACTTATGGGATTTGGTCTCAATGCTGAAAGTGCTTTTGAAAACGTAAAAAGATTGGGGGATATTGCAGGTATCACAGGTGGTGATTTGAATGGAATTGCAATTGCATTTGGTCAAGCCTCTGCTGAAGGTCGATTGTTAACCAGAGACCTAAGACAGTTTATAAACAATGGTGTCCCGGTCATACAAATATTGGCACAAGAAATTGGAGTTGCTGAGGGTGAAATTATGGACTTAGCATCACAAGGAAAAATAACTTTTGATGTTTTAGAAAATGCTTTTAAAAACGCAACTAGTGAGGGTGGCAAATTTGCTGGTGGAACAAAAATTTTGAGTCAAACATTAGGTGGTCTTTTATCAACCCTAAAAGATAATGTAAACATTGCATTAGCAGAATTTGGTCAAGCAATAGCAGAGGCTTTTAATCTGTCAGAAAATATACCAAAAATCGCTAAATTTATACAAGATTTAACAGACAAATTTAAAAAATTAGAACCATCAACACAAAGAGTTCTAATCGTATTTACAGGAATAACTGCTGTCGCTGGGCCTTTGCTTATTTTGGTTGGCAAATTAGCAATGGGTATAACAGGTTTGATTAAAGTTGCAGGATTTGCAAGAACTGCTTTTATCGCACTTACAACAGCCATGAGAGCCAATCCATTTATTTTGGTAGCAACTGCAATTGCAGGTGTTGTCTTAGCCTTACAAAAATTAAAAAGAGAAAGCGACCAGGCTAAACTTGATGCATTTGGTGAGGGTTTAAAAAACTTGACACTCAATGAAGCAGAGCAAAAGTTAAGTAAATTAAATAAAACATTTGAGGCAAATACAAAAATTTTAGATGAAAATAATGCTTTAGGCTTTGCTAGAAAAAAATTAATTATAGAAGATGCTGATGGCACAAAAAGAAAAACCAGTGAGTTAGCAAACGAAAACACCGAAATGGGTAATCAAATAAAATTATTAGAGGATTTTATTGCCCTTAAAAAAGAAGAAAAAAAAGTGCCACTTGAAACAGAGACAACAACAACAAGGACACCAATAACACCAATAACACCTGTAACATCAACAATGCCAGGTCTTGCACCTGTTGCTGGTGATCCTTTGGCTGGATTGACTAAAAGCATATTTACTGCTGATGATATGCTTGGGCCAAGAATTGACCATATGAAACTTAAAATGATGCAACTTGCAGAGGTCGCTGATATTGTAGGCACTGAGACTGCTAATGCCTTTGGTCAAATGGGTAATAATTTGGTAAATTCGCTTGGATTGGCTGATACTGGCTTTGAAGGTTTTGCAAAAAATTTAGCCGGAACAATAACTAAATTAATTTCAATGCTTTTAAGTAACGCCATGGCAAGCGCCATCGCTGGTGCCCAAGCCTCAGCCCTAGCGACTGGGCCGGGTGCTGTTTTTGCAGGGCCTGCTTTTATGGCCACTGCAATTGCTGGTGTTGTGTCTGCTTTTGCATCAATACCAAAATTTGCAAAAGGTGGCATGGTAACTGGTGCAACCTTAGGAATGATTGGTGAGGGTATCGGAACAAATAGAGGCAACCCAGAAATTGTTGCACCACTTGACCGATTACAAAGCATGATTCAACCAAGAAACCAAAGAGTTGAAGTTGGTGGTCAATTTTCAATAAATGGTCAAGATTTGGTTCTTGTTTTACAAAGAGCAAATTCAGACAGAACTCGACTAGTATAAAATGAGTTATGGTGTTAAATATAGATTAAACTTCAGTGACGAGTCTGGGATTCCAAAAAAACTAGAAATACTTAAAAAAAATTATTCTGGCTCAGTGATTTCAATGGTTGGAAGTGGTGAACCAGTCGTCATAAAATGGACTGCAAATGATGACCAATATTCACCCATTATTGGTTCATCATGTGACATAACATTACTTGAAACACCAACAATAAATTATGACGAGTTTTTTGATGGCGATGAGAGAGAGTATTTGGTAAAAGTTTTTTATCAGTATGCGAATGCCGGCACTGCAATTTGGAACACAACACAAATTAATTGGAATGATGCCGATTTCAATTGGAATGAAACAAGTGTTGTTGAACAGCCTTATTGGTCAGGTTTTATTGTGAATGACAATTACCAACAAGTTGTAAAAACACAACCATTTGAAATCAAACTCAAAGCATTTGATGGCCTTGGTCTTTTAGATGCTTATGATATGGCTTTGCCAACGACTGATGCTGTAAGTGACGCGCAGAATATTTTTTATTATGTTTACACTATTTTACAAAACACTGGGCTTTCTTTTCCAATTTATTATTCTAATGACGTTAGTTTTGCTGGTGCAAATTTTACAATTGTCAATAATGACTCCAATGCAATAAATGCTAAATTTATAGACTATACGACAGATAGAGAGGTTTCAACAAACATTAGCGCAGGCGCAACATCAGTGATTAATAACGTTGTAAAACCAACACTTAAAATTAGTGGCGCAAGTGACATTAACAATGTTACACAAACAGAGTCGGGAACGTTGCCATCTTATAGAGCACTAGAGCATGTTTTTCCTGATGTTGAAAATTTATACAAGCCAGGTGAATTATTTAATGATGCAAAAAAACAGTTAGAAAATATACTAAAATCAATAAATGCCAGAATATTCCAATCAAGAAATCGTTGGTACATCATATCAAATTCAAGTTATTCTGCTCAAGCAGAAAAGGACTCAATCGCATCTAGCGCATCTGGTGGCACAATACCGGCTAACATTAGGGCAACAGAACAGTTAGCGCTTGAAACCAATGATGTTGAACAAATCCAATTTATAACCTTTTCAGAACAAGGTATTTTTTCTGGTATTGTGTTGACAAACATATTGTATTTAGTAGAGACAGATTTACAAAACATTGGCAGTGATTTAGTAAAAATACAAGACAAACCAGTCAAAACAGTAAATCTTAAAATGAACACACAGAATGAAAATAGAATAATTTTTTCACCAAATAACAGTTTTGAGTTTACGAATGGCTTTGGATACACTTTGACAAACGATGCATCAACAACAGTTACAATGGGTACAAACTCAATAGTAAAAACTGGTAATAAATCGGTCAAAGCATCAGCAACCTCATACAATCAGGCAAACAGTATTACAGGAACATATTTTGAAAACTCAGTAAACTTGCATCAAGCAGTATCAAATAATGTCATGCCTAATAAAGTAAGATTTTCTTTGTATTTGGATGTGGCCGATGATTTTTCTATTGATGCTGACGACCCACAAAACCAATCAAATGTTTTTGGTACTGATCTTAAATTTATTATAAGTTACCAGTTTAAGTTTACAGTTGGTTCTCATACTTATTTTTATAGAGAGTCAGACAATACTTATGTCAAAAATGCGACAGTTAATAATCAACTCACTTTTTT